AATTAGGTAATGCTAGAGAAGATACTAATGTTAGTGGAACTTATAATTTAGATTTGAATAGATTTGAAACTAAATTATTAAATCTTACTGGTGCAACTGATTTTACACTTAGTAATTTACCTCCTGTAGGAAAAACTATTAAAAGAACTTTAACTATAACTCGTGCTACGGGTACTGAAACGTTAGACTTATCAAACTTTACAGTTTATGGACAACAGAATTTATCCGTAAAAAATAAGTTGACTTTAGAAATATCAAACTTTGAAACAACTGGATTGGTCTATGACTGTCTAATAAATGTACCAACGTAATGCAGATAATGAACATACCGAAGACCCTACAAGTAACTGGGGTATTACTTCGGCTGACTTAGAAGAAGTATAATGAAACATTTAAAAAACATAGGATTACTAATCTGAATTAAATAATATACAAACAAAAATTATTAATGATTTTAATATAATTACAAATTAAAGTATAATACATAATATTTATTAATAAAAGTCAAATGGGGTGGTTATTAAACATATTAGCATTAATTTTATTTGTAATTATATTTATAATTGATTTACTTATTAGATTATTTAGTAAACGAAGTAAAAATTCAGCTTATAGTAATGGTTATAAAATAAATGTATTTGGGAATGAACTTTTTGGTGATACTTTAAATTTTTCATTATTAAAAAATAAATTTAATGAATTTGGGGTATTTGGTGAACCAATTAGTAGTGTTCTAGGTAGATGTAAAAGAGATAATAAATTAAATCGTTTTGGTAATTTAATAAGATTTATTGTAGATTTTGTTGATTTACCGATGTTTATAAAAGGTAAGAGTCATTGTAAAGAATGGATACGAACCAAAGAAGAAATTAATAATTATAAAAATAAATTATAAAAATATGAAAATCAGAAGTACAAAAGAATTATTCTACGATAGTAGAAATAATAAAAAAGCAATTATTGAATTAGAAATTTCTAATTGGAATTATAATATAAAAAGAAAAAGTTATACCGCAACTATTATAGATAGTTATGTAAATACTGATAATAATGGTGTAGAAACACTTAAAAATATTGATATAAAGAATAAAAGATACACAGTAGCTGAAGTGAATGGTTTATTTCAAGCGTTATCAGTTTCAATAGATATTAATACTCCATACAATGACCAAATGGATTCACTATTACAAAATGCTTTATTACTTGTAACAAAACAAGAACCTATTTATGGTAGTGAAGCATCAGATTGGGAAGTTTATAATAATTAATTTCTAATTAAATTCAATTTAATTTAAATGATAATATTTTTTGTATAATTTCTACATATTTATATATAAATAAGAATTATTAAAATTAAAAAATTAAATTAAATGGCTGATAATAACAGAGTATTCGTAAGCCCAGGTGTTTACACTTCAGAAAAAGATTTATCATTTGTAACAAGAAACGTTGGTGTAACAACCGCTGGACTTGTTGGTGAAACAGGTAAAGGCCCAGCCTTTCAACCAATCTTTATTTCCAACTTCAACGAATTTAAGACATTTTTTGGTGGGTTAAACCCAGCAAAATTTGAGGATACAGGATATCCAAAGTATGAATTACCATACATCGCAAAATCATACCTTTCAAGGTCTAATCAATTATTTGTAACTAGAGTCTTAGGACTATCTGGTTATAATGCTGGTTCAGCATGGGCGATTACTGCGGATAATAATCAAGTAGTAGCTTTACTTAGAAGTAGAGCCGATTATGATGCTAATGAAAATATTCAATTTTCAGTTACTGGTGATACAGTAGATTTCGGACCACTTTCTGGTGCATCTGTAGATGCTAAAGCTGATTTCCAATTAACTGGTACTACTGCTGTAGGTGATGAGTTTTCATATACAGTTTCTTTAGATTCAACTAAAAATAACTTTTTACCAAGAGTGTTTGGTGATAAAATTTTAGGTGGTCAAGGACCATTATATGTAGAAGAAATTTATACCAATATGTTAAATGGTGGTATTTCAACATCAGGGATAACAGGTATTCAATTATCTGGTTTGACTTATTTTGAAGATGATTTTGAAGATTATAAATCAGAATATAAAGCAGCGACATCTCCATGGGTTTTATCAGAAGTAAATGGTAATGTAATTAAAAAATTATTTAGATTAGTTACTATTTCTGATGGTAATACAGCTAATTCTGAAATAAAAATTTCTATAGAAAATATAAAACCTGATGCTAGAGAATTTGATATTAGAATTAGAGCTTATAATGATTTAGATGCAACTCCTGTTACTCTTGAAAGATTTTCAAGATGTACAATGGACCCAACTTCTGATAATTTTGTTGCTAGAAGAATTGGTACTTTAGATGGGTTTTACACATCTAATTCTAATTATGTTCTTTTAGAGCTTTCTAGTGATGAAAACACATCAGATTCATTTCCAGCTGGTTTCACTGGCGTACCTACTAAAGTATTTACTGGTGTAGATGCACCATCGATAAAATATAATAATACTTACCCACAATTTTCTAATTTAAGAAAAATATATTTAGGTGTTTCAGATACTGTAGGTATTGATGATAATTTCTTTAAATTTAAAGGTGATGATGCTTCAGTTACTTCTGGAAGTACATTAGGTTTCCATATGGATACCGAAGCTTCTGGTCTTACAGTTGATAATGTAGGTTTTGTAGTTGGGGATTCAACTTTCCAGACAGATGCTGATATAGAAATATCAGGTAATAGTTATAATAGATTAATATCTAGAAAATTCACATTTGCACCTTATGGTGGATTTGATGGTTGGGATTCTTATAGAAAATCTAGAACAAATACTGATACATATTCTTTCGGTGGAACTAAAAGCCAAGCTGGTTTAACATCAGGTTCATTTGATGTTAAATTAACTTCAGATGGTGAACAAGGTAGTACATCTGATTATTATGCTTACAGAGAAGGTATTAGAACTTTCAATAACCCTGAAGCAACGAGTATTAACGTGTTTGCAACTCCAGGTATTGATATTCTTAACAATACAAACTTAGTAGAAGATACTATTGAAATGGTAGAACGTGAAAGATGTGATTCAATTTATATCTTAACAACTCCTGATTTTGAAAATGGTTCTATTATTGATGAAGAAGATTTAGTAAATAGAATTGAAAATACAGGAATTGATAGTAACTATACTGCAACTTATTACCCATGGATACAAGTTAATGATACTGATAATAATGTATTAATTTATTTACCACCAACTAGAGATGTTCTTAGAAATATTGCTTTAACTGATAATAAATCTTTCCCATGGTTTGCAACTGCGGGTGTTAATAGAGGTGTTGTGAGTGCTATTAAAGCAAGAAAAAAATTAACAATTAATCAAAGAGATACACTTTATGAAGGTAGAATAAACCCAATTGCAACATTTTCAAGTGAAGGTGTTCTAATATTTGGTAATAAGAACTTACAAATCAGTAATACAGCTCTTAATAGAATTAGTGTTAGAAGATTACTTCTACAAGCTAGAAAATTAATATCAGCTGTCTCAATAAGATTATTATTTGAGCAAAATGATGAAGTTGTAAGAAATCAATTTACATCATTGGTTAATCCGATTCTTGAAAATATTAGAAGTGAGAGAGGTCTTACTGACTTTAGAGTTCAAGTTGATAACTCTCCAGAATCGATAGATAGAAATGAGCTTAATGGTAAAGTATTTATCAAACCAAGCAGAGCTTTAGAATTTATTACTGTAGAATTTGTATTAACAAATACAGGTGCATCATTTGATGACATATAAATTATTATTTTAAAAATTAAAAGAGGGTTTATCCCTCTTTTTTTTTATTCTTATTTATTATTTTATAAAAAAATAACTAATAACCAAATTTTTTCAATTTATCTGATATTTATTAATAAATGTTATATACAATAATACGATATAATAATAAAACTTAAAAAAAAAAACAAGAAATATGAGTGATTTAATAATGAAAATGCCAGTTCCTTATGAACCATTAAAGAAAAATAGATGGTTAATGAGATTTCCATCTGACTTGGGAATACAACAATGGTGGTTATCATCAGCCTCAAGACCTTCAATTGAACAAAATGAAGTTGAAATACCTTTCTTAAACACTTCAGTTTGGGTACTTGGTAGATTTGTTTGGTCAACAATTGATGTCGTTTTTAGAGACGCAATTGGACCTTCAACATCACAAGCAATAATGGAATGGGTTAGATTAGGTTCTGAATCTGTTACAGGTAGACAAGGTTATGCCGCTGGTTATAAGAAAACTATTGAATTAGAAATGTTAGACCCAACTGGTGTTGTTGTTCAAAAATGGGAATTAGTAGGTACTATGATTACTAATGTAGGTTTTGGTGATTTAGATATGTCAGATGATGCAATTGCTGATATCACAGCCACACTTAGATTTGATAGAGCACTATTAATTTTTTAGTATTAATTGATTATCAGATAGTTAACTACTTTATAGTAAAATAGTTCTATCAAATAACGACTTTGAGCTTTACTTTATATATATTTATTTAAGTATATTAGGGTAAAGCTTTTTTTATGGAAAAAATTAAATGTAAAATATGTGGAAAAGAATTCACATCGATATTAGGGTTAAGTAAGCATAACTCACAAAAACATAATATGTGTTCTGAAGAAACATATATTGAATATGAATTAAATGTAATAAAACCAACATGTAAATGTGGTTGTGGTAAGGAAGTTAATTTTTTATCAATTAAAAAGGGGTATGTTGAATTTATAAGAGGTCATTCACAACGAATTAATAATAATTGGGGTCATAACACTAAAGCTTTAGAGAAGTCTCATGAAACTCAACGATTAATGCATCAGTCAGGTGATTTAAAAATGTGGAATGATGGTTTAACAATTAAAGATTCAAGAGTTAGAGATAACATAGATAAAGTAATGGCAAACCCAAATAGAAGTAAGAAAATATCTAAAGCTTTATCTGATGTACCTAAAAGTGATAAACATAAAAAGAATTTATCAATAGCACAAATTAAATCATGGGATAATCAAGAAAAACGTGATAGACAACGTGATAATAGAATGAGGTATATTAGAAATAATAATTTAGTCCCTATTTCAAAATTAGAAAAATATTTTGAGGAAGTGTTATTAAAGGAATTTAAATTTAAAAGTGGTATTGATTATTACCCACAATTTTATGTTAGAGATATTAAAGGATTATTTGATTTTAAATTATCTGGTAAAAAAAGTTTTAATTGAGGTGGATGGTGATTATTGGCACTGTAACCCTAAAAGTAAATTTAAAGTACCTAAATACGCTGCACAATTTTCTAATTTAAAGAAAGATAAAATTAAAGAAAAGTGGTGTAAAGAAAATGATTATACTTTATTAAGGTTTTGGGAATATGATATTAATAACAATTTAGATGATGTAATAAACAAATTAAAAGAATTTTTATGATTTATAACATATTTATAATAAACTAAAGTTATGAGAAAAAAAGATAAATTATTACATATTCAAAAATTAAATGAAAATTTACATTCTGAAAATTCATTAGGTGGTTTTGGTCAAGCACCTACAAGTGAAGATACATTTTCTATTTTAACTAATGCGATGATAAAATATTCAAAGGAAACTTCAATTGAAGAATTAGAAAATTTAGTAGGTGACGTTATTAATAATATTAAACAAGAAATGAATGATGATGGAATGACTCATGACCAATATGGTGGTGAAATGCATGGATATTAAAATAAACGGTTTAGGACCGATTATAGCTTATGGCTATCAAAATCACTTAAGTGTCGCTACTAAGTGATTTTTTTTTATATTTATTATTATGAGAAGAAAAGACAAGTTATTACATATCACAAAATTAAATAAAAGACTTAATGAAAGTCATTCAGATGATATGGCTACTCATCACGAAAGATTTACAGACCCATATAATAATTCAAATT